GCTGATACTGTGCAGTTCCTTCAGTTAAGAACCTACCTTGACCGTAGTTAATCAAGTCCGTCTGCAGTGGCATAATAGCAAAGCTAAACGGATGATTAGGCTGTGTTATGTCATATCCTGAACAACAGAAGTGATTTGTCGGATTGAGGAAACCAACAACACCGTTACTGAACATATAAGATTCAGTGAACACACGACCGTAGTAAGGAAAAGCAAACTGTAGTGGAACTCTAGCGTAGCCATCATCACTGATTTGATGCTGTATAACTTGAGCCTGTGCTATGCCAATACAGGCTAGAAAGGCTACCAACCATTTCATCTTATCTTAGGACGAGTAGGAATCAATGCTTCGTTGTTTAGCCAATAGTTCTTAGCTTCAACACCTACTTTACCTTCTATTGGACAGAATGTACCAGCGTCCCACATAGCCCACCAAATAGCAGCATCTTGACACATCACTGACACCGCAGCAGTCTTCATCTGCATATTGAACAGTGACTCAGCCTTGATAATCATTTCACAGTTAGAATCTCTGACAGTAGTTCCCATCGAAATACCAAAGATTTGAGTCTGTACCGCTGCAGCCACACCGCTACTACACATCTTGTTATTGATGGTTGTAATAGACGGTGAGATAGCTGAAGGAGGAGGAGACTCTACCTTGGTCTTACTATTAGAAGTAGAATCAGTAACTATCGTCTGTGCGTGTACTGGGACATAGCTTAGACAAACAATCACTAGACCTAGCCAAAGGTATAGCATAGTCTTCATCGTTGTCCTGCACCAAATAAACCTTGTTGAGATGCAATGTTTCCTATCAATTGTGGGTTTTCTCTTAAAGCTTTTTGCACAGCTAATCTTGTAGCACCTGGGTCTTTCATTAATGATTTAGCAGCTGCGTATGACAGCCCAGACGCAGTTAGAATAGGAATAGCTATAGTTGGGGAAAATAATCCTAACGCACCTAAACCAGTAAGTTTACCTGCAATCATTATATTACGGAACTTCTGTGCTTCGTCTGTTGTATCACCAACAATATCTAATGCACGGTTAGCTTCTGGCTGTAACGGAGCAGCACCTTTAGCAGCTTGTGAAGGAGTACCTTGTTTAGCAGCTACTTGTGCTAATTGAGAAGGACTAAAGTTGCCTTGTCCTCCTTTTATCTCAGTTACATTCTTATTAACAGCTTCTAAAAACCTAGCTCGTTTCATGTAGGCATCGTTTGCTTTAGCTATTGTCCCATCAGCATCATTTCTAAGAATTAAACCTTTAATAGCTTTATAAGCATCATCGTATCCTTGCTTTAATTTTTCAGCAGGTGTATCAATAGCTTTAATAGAATCTATCTTCTTTCTAAAAAACTCTTGTATTTTCTTTAAATCATTAGATGTTAAAGACCCTTCTTTAACTCGACTATTAATATTTGCTGTTAAATAGTTATTAAATTCTTTAGATTGTTTAGGGTTTAAATTATTTTTTATCGCTAATTTGGTCTGGTCTAAAGCATCGGTAAAGTCTTTATCTACTTTAACAATTCCTATTTTATCTAATGCATCATCATAATATTTCGATATTTTTTGTTCAATAAGACCAAAAGCTTGTTGTCCATTCTTAATATTAGCTGGTAGTTTATCATCAATACTTGACAACACTTCATTACCAATAGAAGTTGTAAAATTCTTGTTAATAGCGTCTTTGTTTACACGCATTCCAGGAAGGTCTAGTTTTTCAATCTGTCTAAATAGACCGCCCCAAGCACCTTCGTATGCTTGACCAGGAGTAACAGGTACACCTGATTCCAATAATTCACGAGTTCCTGTTTTTAATGTTGGTGTTAATGCACCTGCAATACCAGCACCAAGACGACCAAAAATAGCACCTAAGCCAGCTTGTTCAACTTTACCAGCTACTACATCTTCTAAAGATAAGTTCTCACCAGTTACTGGGTTTAAAACAGCACCAACAACACCTCCAATAGCACCTCTACCAGCTATTGTTCCAGCAGCTCCAACAGGTATTAATCTGTTAATTGGGTTAATAACTGTTCCAATTAGTTCACCAACATCAAATCCTTCTAACCCAGCTTCTGCTCTTGCTGCTTCTTTTTGCTGTTGAATACCTTCAACATATTGCCTACCTTTTTCACCGCCCACTAACTGTGTAACAGCAAGTGCTGGTGCAATGAGTCCTTTTACAACACCTCCTGCAGATGCCTCAAAAGGTGTTACTTCTTGAACAACAGCTCTACGACCACCCATTTGTCTTGGAACACCAAACGCAGCTCCGCCTTCGTTAGACGCAAAGCCTTCAGTCCTAACATCAGGTACTTGCTTTTGAGATTCTCTCATTCCACTAGCTATCTGAGCAAGTTTTGTAGCGTCTTCAACATTACCTGCAGCATCAGCAGCTCTTAAAGCCTGTATTACTTCGTCATAAGTTGCCATATGAATCCTATTAATCTGTTTTACGCTGAGGTTTTAAATATTTATTAACTAAATCGTTATCCGATGAAGGTGTCTTTGCTTTTTTAACTTCTTCTCGTTTACGAACAGCAGGTCCTGGGTCTTCCCCTTTAACCGCTTTACTCCATCTGTCATAGTAATACTTAATATCTTGTAGGTTTTCACGAAGCTTATCAGGAGATTGACCACGGTCTAAAGAAGCAACCGTTGCTTGCAATGCTTCCAATTCCTTAACAGCAACTTGACCTAATGCACCACCTGTTTTAGAAGCATCTCTCATCTGTTGTAATCTATCAAATCCTAAGTTAGCTTTAATAGTAGTCAATGCTGTTTCTAAGTCACGACCTTCAGTACCAGGAATATTTAAAGCACCTGCCACTCCTGCTGTGGTATATCCAATTAATGGAATAGCTTGGTCAATGGTGTTAATAATTCTATCAGCGTTATCTGTAATTGTTTGAATCTTACCTTGTTGAGTTTTTTGAGCGTCATAGGCTTTCATGTCAAGAAGAACTTGTTTTTGTGCTAAAGCAGCTTTCTTATCCATAGAAGCTTGAATAGCTCTTCCTTGCTGGTCTGGTGTACCAAACTTACGGAATACTTTTAACATATCTTCATCAGAAGCATCTTCAGGAAGTTTACCAAGCTCTTCACGAAGAAGTTTCTCTTGACTAATCTTTTGTTGAGCAATCTGTGCTTCTGAGCCTGTCTTTATCATTTGATTAGCTTTATCAACAGCTTGAATAGCCAAAGGACCACCACCAGGTAACTTCTGTAATTCACTAGCAAGTGTCTGTAGCTTCTCAGGTGTATCAACACCAATCTGCTGTACAAGTTGATTAGTACGGCTGATTAACTGCATCTGTGGGTCTTCAACACCAAGTAAACCCTGTGTTGCACGACCTAGACCAGTACCAGCTTCCATCGCATAGAAGCCAGCTAACTGTCCTGGTGTCAGCTGTGCTGCTGTTAGGTTATCAGCAGAGCTTTGACGAGCAATATTTTGCTGATACATCTCAGGAGTAACCCCAAACATACCGCCTACAATATCTCTTTCAGCCATTATTCGTTCTCCCCACCTGTTGGAAATGCAGCACCTGAATTATAAAAAGGACTAGCTGTGCTGTTTGTATTTAATATGGTATCAAACCAATTTGAAGTTGAAGAGCCTGGTGTGCTTAACTTACGACCATAAGAGCCTAACAAAGCTGCATTAGGGTCTGTAATACCAGCTAGTGTTTTACCAGCATAGATACTTCCTGTATTTAACAAGTTACCAGCAGCAGCACCAGCTTGAGCTTGACGACCGCCTAGAGCAGAGCCTAACTCTAATGCTTGTTGTCCTAACTGTTCTGTAGAACCAGCTAAACCTAACTGAGTCTGTAATGGAGCGTAAGCACCTGCTGTTAATGCTGATTGTTGTCCTAATAAACCAGCACCTTGACCGAACAAACCAGCACCAAACACTTGTTGTTGCTGTGCAGCTTGGTCAGCACCTGCAGCTAGTTGAGATTGTTGTTGTGCTAAAGCATTGTAGTAAGCAGCCAACTCTGGGTTAGTCGCTTGCATTCCACCAGCCATTGTACCGCCAGTAGCTAATCCTGTACGACCTGTCTGGAATAGACGGTTACGGATACCAGCTAAGTTCTGTTCATTCATTGGTGCTAACAGACCTTGTTGCTGACTGATGTAACGCTGACGAGCTATTTCAGGAGACTCAGACAAATAGCCTTGAGCAGCTCCAAATAGCGAACCTGCACCAGTGCCTAAAGCCTGTGCTTGCTGTGCTATCTGAGTAGGGTCGTAAGCACCAGCTTGAGACATCAATCTGTCCCTAATTGACTGTAGCTCAGGTGTTAGCTGATAACCAGCCCCACTCACATTGCCTTCAGCATCAGTTGTAAACTGAGATGAGCCAAAGCCTGTAGTGATTCCTACAGGACGAAAGCGAGCCATCTCCGCTGCTTCACGAGCAGCATCAGATTGCATTCTGGCTGCATCTGTTGTTGCCGATGCTTGCTTTTTAGCTCCCATGTATCCAAGAACTGGACCGACTATATCACCCATTATTTACTCCAAGTATAAATATTTGCTTGTTTACCGTTGTTAAGTCTATACGGCTCTAATAACACCCAACCAGTACTTTGTCCAAACTTCGCTAACTTAGTGTTATCCTCTTCTACAAGGGCTACTAACGGAGTTCCAACAAGATACTGTAATAAATTTAAATCTTCTAAATACTTCTTCTTTACTTTTGGTGTCCAGTTAAAGACATCCGTGTGAAACCAGTGCATACCTGCGAAGAACTCTAAATACATTACATAGTCGCTACGCTGTACTACTGGTGTCTTTATGCTGTGCGTTTCCACATTCTCACCACGATGTATGGCTGAACTACACTTGTAGCAGAACCAGTTACTGAACCTGAGAATGAGTGAGTATGAGAATCACCGTTAGATGTTCCTGTACCAGTTCCACCAGAAGCAGCAGAGCCTCCTGTAGAGTATGTGCCGTATTGCTGTGCAGCGTCGTCAGCTGTACCGCCACCGTAGTTACCAAAGCTGTATGAAGCTCCTTCGTCATTCTGTGGAGCAGTAACACTATTAGGACCACGCATCTGGTGATAGTGTTTAGGCATCTGAGCTTCTGTCAATGATGTACCACCTACAGTACCGCTAATCGAACCAGCAGCAGCTACAGTTTTAGCACCGCCTGTTTCTTCTGCAGTATCAAAATCTGCATCAGAAGCGTTTAAGCCAACCATAACACGACCAGCACCAAAAGCTTCCCAAGTACCAAAGCCTAATAATGTAGCTGGGTTGCTAGAACTAGTAGCGTTGATATATATAGAACCAACAGGATAAACTGCTGACAACGCAGCTGTAACAAAAGCTGTAGTAGCAAATTGAGTTGTATTAGAACCAGCAGTTGCTGTAGGACCTGCAGGAGTTCCTGTAAATGTAGGAGAAGCAATATCAGCTTTAGAACTGATAGCACCTGAAATAGAGTTAAACTCGTTGTCTATCTCTGTGCCTTTAACAATCTTGTTAGAGTCACCTGTAGATAGTGTGTCTTTAGTGGCAAAGTTCGTTGCCTTTGTATAATTACTCATAGTGTTTTACCTTGTTTAAGGAAGAAGTCAATTTTCTGTATCGATAACGGTGTGCCGTCAATGTCTGATTCAAAACCAATCTGCATCACAGTGCCTGAACCTGAAGCTGGGATGTTAGCAATGTCCAAAGCAATACCGTTGGTGTAAGTAGCTAGTCCATACTCGGCTATGCCATATTCATATACTTCGACTCGCTGTAATATAACACCACGAGAGAAATAGTTACGAGTGTAGTCATAACCCCACTTAACAGCGATAGGCTGTGCTGAACCACCGATAGCTGTCACATTAATACGCTTTAGAATCTTGTTTGTAGTTGCTGAACCAAAGTCAAAGTAGTTAGTAAAATAAGACATACGATACTTAGCACCGTCATCTTCATAACTATCATACTTACCAATGTAACCAGCTTTACCAATGTATAGCTGTCTATCCTGTGTTACGCAGAATGCTGTTGGTGCAATCTGTTTCCAAACAGTTGTTCTTGCTGCACCATTCTCTAACACACCTCTTGTGTCAAAGCAATAAGTAAAACCAGTAGACGGTAATGCTAACAAGTAGAAAGCGTCTGTTGAGAAGTAAGTTGCTTTAATGTTCTTTAATACTTCAGACGACACATTAGACAATAACTCATCTCGTACATTCTTAGACACATCTCTAAACGGTAATGACTTCTCTTGTACAACTCGTTGTAAAGACTGCACACCAGTCGCAGATAAGAACATCAAATCTGTACCGATAGAAGCTACAGAGTCTCTAGCAATACAACCAATACCAGTAATAACATCTTCTAATACTAAAGCTGATGGGTCTACTGGGTTTTTATAAACAACAATATGCTTTTCACAGAATATAATTAAGAATCCATTGTGAGAAGCTAAAGCAACAATAGGGTCATTGTTAGGAACAACTTCACTAATGTTTAAGTATCCAGAAGTACCTGTCTTCCATTCAGCAGGATTTAACAAGTCACTAAAATACACAGTCTGTCTATCACTAGCAATATCCGCTACCCATGAACGACCAAACGCTGTCATAACTATGTTTGGTGTAAAGCTAGTAACGCTGTAAGAACCTGGTAAATTAGTGGCAATATCACCTAATCGCTGTAAACCATAAGCACCTGTGTGAGCATGAGCTGTAGCACCTAACTTATGATAAACTAAAAGAGGATGACCAGCTTGAGCTAAGATAGCATGACCTGAAGGAGTTGCTCCAGTGTCATAAGGCATACCGCTAATCTGCCAGTTATCGTCAGTAATGGTATAAGTTAAATTAGCAGTGTCATTACTGTTACGAACAGCTAATTCAGTTAAAGTTGTAGTACCGCTATAAATCTTATTATTGGCTGCAGACAACACAACATTACCATCATCTTTAAACACCTGATAGATGGCTCTAAATGAGCCTGTAGAGGCTGCAGAAGTGTTAACCTTAGTCCACCCCTTACGAGCACCAACACGACCATAGCGGTCGATTACGCAGTTATTAGCCTCTAATGCAAAGCCAGAAGACAACTGTACTGAGGAATCTTGAGTATTAAGACCAAAGAAGCCTGGTGCTGCAATAGTTCCAGTTGTTAATTGTTCTGCCATTTAAATAGCGTCCCATTGTGATTCTTCAATATAGCGACCAGACTCTAAAGAAATAGCGTCTGCCAAAGATGTTTTATACAAGCCATAAGCCTCACTAGAAGCTAATCCACCGTCTTCACCACGCTCTGCCAGTGCCTTAGCATAAGCTAACATAACGATAGGCTCTGATGGAACTAATACTCTGTCTGCATCGGCAGATAATGGTACTTGTGGTTTAATGATGTTAAAACGGATGTTGTACACACCATTCGGAATAGGGAATAAATCAACCTGTGTATCTCCGTTAGAGTCTGTACCGTTAAAGTTATAGTAGTTAGGAGAACCTTTAGTCTGTGATGTTAACAAGAACTGTTGGTTCATCCATGTAGTTGTTGCATTACGCAAGATTGTGTCGCTTGTGTCGTTTAAGACATCAATTATACGGAATCGTTGTCCTGAACCAACTAAAACATAGTTAAAGATGTCTACTGCTGTAACTGCAGATAGCGTATCTGATAATGCATTCCAGTTATAAGCGTCTTCAACCATTCGTTTAGAATCATTGACAAACTTACCGATTAATTTAGAATAGGCATTATCGTTGACTGAAGATACCTCAGTCTCACGAAGCCTTACTAGCACATCATTTACAAGTTGAATATATTGCATAATATCCCTAAGTTTACCACATTTTTATGTTTGTGTCAACAACTATTTAGCGTCCACGACCGCTTTTTTTCATGTTTGTAGCTGTACGATTACCCCTAACAGGGAAAGACTTACCAGCCTTTGACAGTGCAATTGCTACTGCTTGCTTTTGTGGTTTACCTTCTTTAACCATCATGCTGATGTTAGAAGATACTGTTTTGTCTGATTTACCTTTTTTCAATGGCATTATTGCTCCTTAAGAGACATGCTGATAAGATGTTGTTTGTAGAATTTCTACAGTGAATATACAACTCATAGTTGCACCTGCTTCTGGTGTGGCGGTAATATAATCATACTCATCCATCACCATTCGACCTTGGTTAAACTGAAGAGCATCGCCAGCACCTAGTGACTTAGCTCCTACAATAGGCACAGTAGCAGCAGTACTAGCATCATGCACTGCAGAAGAAATAGCTTTAGTTGAACCACCACTGTTTGCTAGAAACAATAATGTAGCTATAGCTTTACATCCTTTAGGCACTGTATAAATAGTATTAGATGAACCTGCAGTAAGGTTTTTAAAGATTGTTAGTTCTCTCATTTAAGTGTCCAATGACTTGTTATAAATGTAATGATACCGCCAACAATAGAAGCTATAGTCATACCCATCCAGAACCCACCCTTGGATTTGTTAGCTAGTGCAAGCAGTTCCTCCATGCCAACCTCTAGCTTGTCAATCTTCTTTTCCATTGCCTCTACTTGAGCAACCAGCTTCCCATACTTGTATAAGTCAATGCCATTATCTTCGCTCATGCTTCTGCTCTTTTTAATTGAGATTGTTTCATTTTAAGCTTTGTCTCCTCAGAGTGTTTCCAGCCTGTTCCTCTAGTAGCAATACCTTTTTTACTTTCAGATACTTTGCGTCTTGTTTCTTCAGAATAGCCTTCAATCACCTGACTCTTTAGGCTGTCAATAAACTTTAAATAGCGATTGTATTGTAATTGGCTTTTCAAGATAACTTGGCAATTATAGCATCAATCTCTGCTTGTGTAGGTACTTCTCCACCGTCAGCTGCTTCAGGAACATTTCCATCCTTAAGCCATTTACAGAACTCAACGGCATCGGTGTTGGCTGGGTCAAATGGGATAGTTGCTCCGTCAGATAGTCTGATAACAGCGGTTGTTTGTTTAATGGTTGGGCTTAAAAATAATTTGTACATTTTATAACTCCGCACTTAAAGGGGCTTGCGCACCAATATAACCAGCATCAGAAGCCGTAGAAGCTCCGATAGTAAATCTAGCCCCAAAGGGAGTAAGGCTTTCTATTGCTGAGAAAAAGAGATTTAGTTGTGTGCCACCACTTATTGTCCCAGCGGTTGGCGTTGCTCTCATTTGAGCTAAATATGCAATTGGCACAGAATGATACTCATTAGCACCAGGATTTCCATTGTACAAATTCAAAGCAACAATCTGATAATACCTCTGACACAAAGCTAACTCAGTACCATAAGGTCTGTAATCAAAGCTAGTAGCAGTAGAGCCTTTTTCTAGTTGTGGTTGAGATACTGTTCCAGTACCAAACTCAACGGTGCAGTTTGCTCCAGCAGTAAGACCAGTAACAACTAAAGGACTAGCTGAATAGCTACCGCCATTAATTTTAGCTTGTGCAGTACCTGTCCAAGATAAGACAAAAGTACCGCCTTCAGCCATGTTACATCCTTCAACAATCTGCTGTAAAGAACCAGCAGTAATTGTTAGTGTAATTGGTACACCTAAAGAACCTTGAGTAAAGGTATAGGTACAACCACTTGAACCAGCTTTCCATCTGTCGTGAGCATAAGCTCCTGATGACAAAGATGTACCGCTTGCATAGCCTCGCTGGTTAATAATAAAACCAGCATCAATTAATCTGTTCTTCATTCCAACTTGTGCAGAGGCTTGTGTTGTGTTGTCGTTAAATGTTATTGCTCCGCTTCCGTTTATAGACACACTCATACAGATACTCCGTGGTTAGCAAATTTACCGTGAAATTTATCACGAGCCTCAGTAGCTACAAGTTCAGCAAGCTCTAAGCTATCAAACATTTTAGACACAACTGTTTTTCCTTTAGCTCTTACTTGCACCCAATACTTTTTATTTTGTTCATTCCAACAAACATTCTTAACACCTAGTTTATTGTTCTTTTGTGTTTCTTTGTTGTAGTTGTTAGTGTGGTGGTCAGCAGCTCTTAGGTTTTCAATTCTGTGGTCTGTCTTAATTCTATTAATATGGTCTACAACTACAGGCATCTCTCCTGTGTGCATACAATAAACAACTTTGTGGATACTATAATTTTTACCGTCTAAATTAACAACACCGTAAGCACCTGACGAGTAGCAACCAGCTCTCTTACCTGTTAGTTTCTTTGATTTATTAGTATTAATCTTCCAATACAAAGCACCTTCTTTATACTCAAAGGCTTCGTTGAATCTTTTAGCTAGTCCGCTAGTACCATTTATTGTCATACTCATGCTAATTGCTCCTCTGTTGGTCTAGCTAGGGTAGGATGTTCCCACTTAGCAATGTAATCGCCTTTGCCATCTGAATCGTTTTGTAAACGGATTACAGTCATAAAATCCTGTTGGGTTAGCTCAGGGTATAGAGCCATGATTTTTTCGTATAAAGTCATTATGCAGCCCTTACTAAAACACCTTGAAACCAAGTGTTATCTATTGAAGTTTGAATAACTGGCGAAGTTGCAGAAGGCAATATATATATTTCAACATAATCTGTTGAGCCATTTAAATACACTAAAGCAGATACTGCACCACGACCTTCAGTTCCTGACACCGCTAGGTTATCATTTCCAAATTTATATGTGCTACCATTTTTATAAATAGTAGTTAAAACTCTAGTTAAACTTGATGATGCTTGCAAATAAGTGTTTGCATTTATTTGATAGTATCCAGCCACATTAGGGGTAAAGCGACTAGAAGAAAAACAATTAGCAGTATCATATTCTTCTACATCGTATGTGATTTTTGTAAAAACACCAGATGTAACCGATTGGCTTGAAGCACTTTTGTAAGCACTAAAAGCTGGGCCAATAGTAGCCATAGTCCCACTAACCGCTGGCACAGTAATAGTTAAGTTACTAGCTGTATCTGCTTCTTGTAAGGTTATTGAACCGCCTGATGCAGTATTTAGTTTAAGACTCATAGTGTAATACCTTTTAATTCTTCTAAGGTTGTAGCTGTATCAACTACCTGAGTAATATCTCTTAGTCTTTGCTTTTCAGCAACAATCTCTGTAGTGTCTGCACCACTCTCTAAAGCTCTTTGAAATGCTACATCTTGAGCTTGTAACAAAGGAGTTCTCTCAGCACGAAGTCTGTCTTTAGTAATTACTTTAGCTTTGTCTATATTAATAACAATCATTCTTGATACTCCCAAGCATCTCTAAAAGTTCTGTCTGTAGGAATGTCTGATACATCTACAATCTTGTATGGCTTTCCTTCAGGTACATCTTTCATTGCTAACTCAATAGATTCTGTTGGAATAATGATAGCAACTCCACCATCATCAGTAGGGTAAATAATTCGTTGATTCATATTAAGTCCTTATCTGAAAAATGTTACGCCCACATAAATTGAGTCCTGAGCAGTAGCTGCAGAATCCATAGTTCTAATAACAGCAGCGGTAGTAGTAAGCTGGTTGTATGTTGAACTCCCATTAACAATCATAATATTGTCAGCGTTAGCTGAAGGTCGTTGGGCAGTTCCAGCAACTGCATAATTTTCATCAGGCATAGCAGTTGAAAAGTTTACTGTATAGAATCCAGTACCATTATCAGTAATAGAACTTACATTACCACTTGCACGAATAGCTACAGTACCAGTACCGTTAAAGTTTACCCATGCTCGGCAAGCATAAATCGGAGCAGAGCCACTAGCGTTAAGGGAGTCTTTAATCTCTTGGCTATTTGCTGTAAGACTTAGTTTTCCATCAGTAACAATGCCATCTTGAACAGTATCAATTCCAGTAGTACCGTTAATAATTACAGTCATTATACAATTATCCAGTTAGCTCCAGTCTCTACAGTAACTGTAAAGCCTGAATCGATTGTTATAGGACCAGCAGATAAGCCGTTGTTACCAGCAGTAACTGTGACATTCTCTGCAATAGTTTGTGAGTTATAAGCAATAGCTTTAGTGGCTGCACTACCAAAGTACTGTCCACCAGCTACGCTTGCAGTAGATACTGCTGTGACTAAACCTTTAGCATTGACTGTGACTACAGGAATAGAAGTTGATGAACCGAATGAGCCTACATTGCTATTTACTGTTGCTAAAGTAGCATTAGTGATTGCAGTACCAGTATTACCAGACAGAGTTAAATCTCCACCAGTAACTGAAAC